CACCCATCCCGGCCACCGGGCCCCGCACATCGTGGACGGTGCGCAGGCCCTTGGCGTTCCAGGTCTTGAGGATGCTGTTCCAGTACCAGAGATCCCGCTTGGGGCCGGCCTGCACGGCGGCCTCCTGCACCATGGCATCATCGTAGCCGTAGACCTCGTACCAGCGGGCAATGGCCTTGCGCCCGCCAAGGGTCAGCTCGGTGTCGGCAATGCCCAGCAGGCCGCTGACGTACTGCTCCCGCTGGGCGCGCAGGGCCAGCAGCTGGAGGTGTGCATCGGCCTGTTCGCCGGTCTCCACACCCTCGGCCCGCCAGACCTTCAATTCGTGGCTGACGGCACCCATCGTCCGCTTACCCCGGCTGGCCACATAGGCCACGCAGAGCATGACGGTCTCGGGTGCAAAGGCCTCCTGCACATAGAAGTTTACCAGCTTTTCCATTTCGGGGTGGGTCAGTGGGCGGGCAAAGCTGGTCTGGGCGCAGTCGATGAGGGAGGAGATCATGGGGTCGGTTCGGCTGGCCGCTGCGATCTCGCTCCAGGTCATGGGGGCAGGGGCTGTGGGCTCCTCGCCCGGGGCGGCGTTCTCCTCGTACCGTTCCAGCAGACCTGCACCGGCCCAGAAGGACAGAGCACTCTCGGCGGTCATCTTACTGCGGAGCTTTAAGTCGGCGCAGAGCTTCTCCGGGTCAGTGATGCCGGTGGCCAGCACATACAGAGCCACCCGGACGTTATATTCCTCCGCAATGCCCAGCTTGGAAAAGACCAGCTGCGGCACCGGGATGGTGTCACCCTTAAATTCTTTCAGTCGGTAGATCATGGTGCACCTCAGTGTTGTGTTTCGGCATCCGGTTCCGGTGTGGGCGGTGTCCAGGGCTCACAGTCCAGGATGGACGGGTGGGCGCTCCAGCGTTCCGGTTCGGCGTTGTAGGCATCGTTCAGATATTGGGCGACTGCGGTGCGGCCCTCTTCAGTCATCGGGAAGATCTCCCGCCGCCGCAGGGCCGGGTCGGTCTTGTCCAGCGTCCACGGCTCGGGCCAGAGATCCACCGTGAGGATGGCCTCTTCTTTTTTAGCCTCCTCGCCGCCGTCCGGGTCGGGGACGGAGCGCTTGCCCGGGGTGATGAGGTAGCGCATCCCGTCCTCGTTGCCGCTGAATGAGTTTTTGTTCTGCAGATAGTGCAGCATGGGCACAAAGATCATGTAGAATTCCTTCCATTGTAATAATCTATCTTTCATTATAAAGCAACTGGCGCAAAAAGCAAGTTTTTTCCGCCTGCCGCGTTCCGACAGAAAAAACTGTTGACAAAACCGCCGCACTTTGCTACACTAATGGAGCAGTCCTGCAGGGTTAGCTCATCCGGTAGAGCGACTGCTTCCCAAGCAGTAGGCGGCGGGTTCGAGTCCCGTATCCTGCTCCATTAAAAAGAACGCCAGTTCGTTGAGAATTGGCGTTCTTTTTCTTTTGATCACCCACTTTGTAACCCACTCGACTTTTCGTAAACAGAGCACAGCCCCGGACAGTAAGATCGCTGTCCGGGGCTGTGCTTTATCAAATCGCCCGGCGGTTGCGCCGTCCGGCTGCCGGGAGGTGTTGCAAAGTCCCCTCCATGGTACGCGCTATCAGGAGGCGGGGAGGGGACAGCCGCAGCGCTGCGGTGTAGCTCACTTCTTCCCCTGCATCTGATCCAGCAGCTCATCTGCGTGGATGGCCTCGGGGGTGAAGGAGTTATTCTCCCACCATGCCCAGATGGCGGCAGCAGTGGTCAGACCAGCGGTCACCCACTGCTCCACGCTGGCGCTGTCGATGGGCAGCACCGGCTTGCCTGCTGCACTCAGCAGCTGATTGACGAGGGCCAGTGCCAGCACAACAGTGCGGGCGATGGTCGCGGCGGGGATGGCGGGGGTGTTGTTCTCAGTGATGTGTGCGTTCATAATGTCAGTTCCTTTCTTCAGTCGTGGATGGGTAAAGCGCAGGCTCTCTTGTACAATTCCGTGCCGGTGCCGTTGCCGCCCATCACATGATAGGTCTTGTAGAGGTAATTCAGGTTGCGCAGGCCGTCGCGGGTGATGTACCCCAGCTCCATAAAACGGTAGCACTCGGTATAGATGCGGTCGTGCAGCAGGGCCAGCACCGCGTCCCACAGGGCCTTGATCTTGGGGATGGCGGCAAGGATCGCGCCGCCGATCAGAGCACAGAGCCACCCGGCCCAATACTCCGTGATAAACTGCCACATCGGTCTCACCCCTCCTCGTCATCTTCCCACGCCTGCCGGATGCGCTGTCCGTTGTGACACACCGCATCCAGAACGGCATCTGCCTGGATATTGGATGCCAGCAGGGCCTTGTCTTGGGTATTCATGTTGTAGTACCCCGTGAACACCTCACCATCTGCCAGAGGCGCTGCTATGGTGATGCGGTCGATCTTGTGCTCTTCCAGTGTAGCTAGAACCTCTGAGAGCCAGGGTGCGTATGATGCATCTGAAATCAGATAACTTGCCATCGGTCTCACCCCCTGACCTGCCCCAGCCCGGCCCGCTGGATGATGCCCGCGTAGTCCTTGTAGGCCACGCTGAGGTCTGCGCCCTTGGCAATGCCGGGGATCTTGCCGCTGCTGGTGTACTGCCACATGCCAAAGGGCCAGCCGGGGGCGGGCTTCTTGGTGCGGTAGGCCGCCAGCCATACGTCGTAGGGCTTGAGGGCCGCGCCGCCCATGTAAAGGTTGGTCTGTCCGAAGTTCAGGCCGGTGTAGAGCATGGCGTACACGCCCCAGCTCTCCACCACGCTCAGGCAGTGGGCCACGATGTCGGTCAGAGCGGACTTGCTCAGAGCCGCCTGCAGCTTGTCCTCGATGTCCACAGCCACCGGCAGCTGGAAGGCTCTGCCGCCCAGCGCCCGCTTGAACAGGGCCAGCTCCTTGTCGGCCTGTGCCTTGGTGGTGGCCTTGAAGTAGCCGTACACGCCCACCGGGATGCCCAGCCGGGTGCACTCGGCGTAGTTGCGGGCAAAGTAGGGGTCGATGTAGGGCTTGCTGGGCTTGCCCTCTTTGCTGTTGCCCATGGCCCGGATCATCACGCCGGAGACAAGGCCGCTGGCCTTGACCTTGTCCCAGTCAATGCTGCCTTGCCAGCGGGAAACGTCAAGAATTGTTCTGGGCATTCTGCGCCTCCTTCTCGGCCAGCAGCTCGGTCAGCTCCTTGTACTCGTCATCAGTCAACTTGCTTGCGGCATAGAAAACGTCCAGCTTGGTGCTCATGCCCTCCAGATTGCCGCGTTCGATCATGCGTTTACAGGTACGGTACAACATAGGTTTGTCCTTTCCGGGGCAGTGCCCCATCTTAAAATGTTATCATCCTCTTGGCAGAGGGTTTTACTCAGTGATCCCCAGCTCCAGCAGGGTCAGCCGGTAGGCCTGGTCAACGTTCAGCGCATCGGCATCTGCCTGGGCGCTCTCCATCGTAGTGAAGGATTTCCGCAGGGCCTCGTTTTCTGCCTTGAGCTGTTCCACCGTTTCCGGCATCTGCGCCATCTTGGTCTCATGCTCCTGCTGCCGGGCCTGTTCGTCCAGTTCGTCCTGCGTGTACTTGATATACCGCTGGATTGGCACCGTTTCATCCCATGCGGGCTTTGCCGTCACCGGGGCCACATCTACGACCTCCTCCACCTCGGCTGAGCCGTTGGGGTAGGTCTTGGTGGTCACATAGTGGCAGACTTTTTTCACGGCCGCCGTGGCCTCGTGGTGCACGATCTCCACATCATCCACCAGCCGTCCCAGTGTCAGGTCGGGTTCAACCGTCAGCTCGAGGCCGTTTTCATCAATAATTTTCATATTCATCCTACTCTCTGCCAGATATTTACTGCGTAATACGGGTTCATAATGTTGAAAGATCGTCCCCCTCCGGCGCTGCCGATGGTGGCTGTGTGGGTGTGAGCGCCAGCGGAGGATGTCGAGAAGGTCGCAACATTCAGTCGTTTATTGCGGTATGCAGTAGGTCCAGGGCCGAAAACCCAGTTCCTTTGAATAGAGCCCGATACCGTATGGGTGTGTGCGCCATCCGTAGAAGTGCTCCCGGAGTGGGTGTGAGCTGCGAGATTACCTGCCGTAAGCGAAATCCGGGCTTGCCCACCGGTTTCACCAGCTTTGAAGGTGTCTCCGGCAGCGATGATGATGCAGTTCTTCAGCTGCGTCCACACGGTATCCGGATAGATCGCGGCGGGGCTTGTCCCGGAATGCATTTCCAGAACAGCGTCAACCGGAGGAATCCACTGGGTATCCTCCTGCTTTATAACTGATCCAATCACACTTTGCACCTCCTAGCTGATTCTTTCCCAAGCATAGCGGACAATGTACGGGTTAAGAACACTGAACGCTTGCCCACTTCCTGCACTGCCGACCTTTACCGTGTGGCTATGGTTGCCGCCGCTGGATGTGGTTATCGTTGAATTGTCAATTGCAAAATTGTTACTTCGTGACATCTGGCCGAGCTCCCCATATGCAGAGGCAATCTCCGCGATGTATCGGCTGTGCGTATGCGATGATCCCGAGGAAATACTGCAGGCGTGTGCATGGCTCGGAAGATTACTTACGGCCAGCTGCTCTGAAGCACTGCCACCAGTCGTTCCGTTTTCGTAGCTTGAGCCAGCGGCAAGAATGGCCCTGTCCTTGATCTGCGCCCACGTTGTTCCTTCGTAGATAGAAGCAGGGCTAACGGCGCTTGCACTTTTCCATATGTACCCAACAGGAGGAACAAACATGGATGCCTTAAGCCCTTTTACAAATCCAATCATATAAGCTCCTCCTATGACACTCTGTACCAGATATACTTCGCAACGTACGGGTTCATAATGCTGAAAGCCTGCCCGTTTCCGGCGCTGCCGATGGTGGCCGTGTGGCCGTGCGCACCGTTGGAGGATGTCGTGTTTGTTGGGTACACAGGGCGATAATCATCGTTGCCGCCTGTGTAATCATAGTCGGACATCATACTAACGCTTCCGGTATCATAGTAGCTAGTTACGGTGTGGCTGTGCTCACCAGCGCTCAGAACCGTTGCACCATGGCTGTGCGCAGGCATCTCGGCCACGGTCAGGGTGTGGGTGGCCGAACCGCCTGTACTGCCCAGTGAGTAGCTTTCTCCTGCACCGATAGGGAACCGGTCGGTAATCCGCGCCCAGCTGGTGCCGTCATATATCTCTGCCGGGCTGGTAGGGCTTCCTGTGGTGATGATCATGCCCACGGGCGGCACCCATGTTTTGCTTGGTGTACTTACAGCTCCAAGCGCCATGACTCATTCCTCCTTACACCGGGCTCTTGTTGGTCAACAGAAGCCGCAGGTTGATATCTGCTGTGGGAACCTTCTCGGCATAGAACCGACAGTATCCGGTACCGGTTTCGCAGATCGAGCCAAGGCCAGCTTTCTGGGCCACAACCACGCTCTCGATGCTGACTGTTGCACTGGGCTCCAGCACTGCGGTGCAGCCGCTGACAGTCGCGTCGCACTGGTAGGCCCAGCCCGCATTCTTGGCTGCTGTGTCAGAAGTGGCTTTCCAGCTGGCAACGGCAAGGGCGATATCGTAGGCCTTGATAATGCTTGCAAAAGCCTTTCCGACCGCTGCCGCGTCCGCAGGAGCGTTTTCTGTGCTCAGGGCCTTGTCCGTGCCGGCCCGTGTTCCGGCAAGCGCTGCGGCATCCTCTGCGGCTTTCTGAGCCTTTTCTGCTGCCTGACGGCTTGTAGCTGCCGCCCCCGCGCTGGTGGATGCCTCCCCGGCCTTGGTGGCGGCGGTGGAAGCGCTCCCCGCAGCGGCGGTGGCCTGCTGGGTGGCGGTTTCTGCCGCAGTGGTGGCCGTCCTGGTGGAGTTGGCCACATCGTTCAGGGCCGTGGTGCGGGCCCGCGCGATGTCCTGCAAGGCGGCGGTATGCTCCGTCTCCGTGTCCTGCAGGGCCCGCTTGGCGGCGGTCTCGCTGGTCTTGGCGGCGGTCTCGCTGGCGGCGGCGTTGGTCTCGCTCAGGGCTGCTGCGTCCTCGCTCTTTTTCGCCGCCTCTTCACTGTCCTTTGCCTTTTCCGCACTAGCCTTGGATGCACTCGCACTCTCGGCGCTTTTCTTAGCGCTGTTCTCAGATGCCTCTGCGCTCTTTGCTGCCGCTTCCTCACTTTTCTTTGCCGCAGCAGCACTGTTTGCAGCCTTTTTGGCATTTTCCCCGCTCACCCGCACGCTTTCTTCCATGCTGGCGGCAGAGTTCGCTGCTTCTTTAGCAGATTTGGCCGCTGCTTCCTCACTGGTCTTGGCCGCGTTCATGCTCTCCAGCGCCTGCTTGGCGTATTTCGTCACCTCGGCCACGAACTGTTCATAGATGCTCGGCGTAATGTTCTCTGTGGTCGTGTCGGTGTCGATGGTGTCATAGCAGGTGTAATTGCCGGGCTTGGTCATGGCAATGTAGCCGCTGTCGTTGATGGCCAGCAGCATCCAGGTGCCCTCTTTTTCCAGTGTCCAGCGCCGGTCTACCAGTGCGCTGTTGTTCTCGTCCAGGATCTGCGGGTCCGGCTTTGTGCCGCTCAGGCGCTGCACATGCAGGGTCACGGTGCAGTTCTTCCACTCTTCCGGCAGCTCAAAGCGGAGCTCGTCCACCTTGGCGCTCCGCACACCGCCCAGATACAGCGTCTCAATGTTTGCCCGAAACGTGGAACCGTTGTCCTGCAGCTTTCTGATTTTGATATCCAGTTGGCTCACAGTTTCACTCCCTTCACCAATCGGGCGCACTCCTCGATTTCGCCAGAGGTTTGATTTCAGATTTGTGCGCCCTTCCTGCCCCTATCCTATCACGCCCCGCCGGGTGCAACTACCCCGGACATACAAAAGGGAGGCCGTTCACCCCGAACGGTCTCCCTTTCTTCTAAGCAGAGCTCCCCCCCTCGGGGGAGCTGTAAGCAACTCCGCCTTTGGCGGATTGCGCACTGAGAGGGTTCACCTCACCCCTGCCCACTCATCCTTGCTGTTCTTTGCCTGTTCCTCCTTTTTTGCCGCGTCCTTCACCCACTGGGCAAAGTTCTTTTCCTCATACATGGCCGTCCCGTCCTCTTTGGTCAGGCTCGTCAGCAGCTTCTCCAGCTTCTCCCGGTCGTGGTCGTTGCCCGCCAGATACTCCTCTTTCACCGCATCGGTGATCTCGCTCTTGATCTGGCTGTCCGCTTTGCCCGCCGTCCGCAGCCGCCGGATCTCGTCCTGCACGTCGCTGGTCCTGCCGGTGTCCACCGCTTCAGTCAGGTCATCGTACACGCTGCCCTCGGTGCCGCCCTTGTACAGCTGTTCTGCCTTCTCGTTCACCGCCTTATCGATGAGTTCCCTGAACCGGGCTCTCTGGGCCTTGTCCTCGTCGGTCTCGCCCTTTTCGCCCAGCTTCTTCACGCCGTAGGCCGTACACAGCCGGTCATAGACTTCCTGCTTTGCATCCACCCGTGCTTCCAGGTCACCGGCATTCTTCGCCCTGGCAGCGTCCAGAATGTCCTCATCGTACTTTTTCAGCCGGGCTTTCAGCTGGTCATCTGTCTTGAGCTCCTTGATCTTGCCCTCCGCCAGCATTCGTTCCAGCTTCTTGGTGGCCGCCTGTACTTCCTCGGTGTTTCCGGTCTGGATGGCCTCAAACAGCCGGTCGTACTGCCCGGTGGCGCTGTCCGGGGTGGAATTGAAGTTCTTTTCTCCGGTCTCGTCCCACTGCTTGGCCGTGTCCATCCAGGCAAACACCGCCTGCACATACTTCTTACCGTTGTTGTAGGGCACGCCCACCAGCATCATCAGCTGGCCCGCCGTGTCAGCCCAGGCCCATTTCACGCTGTCGGCATAAGCGTCCAGCTCTTTTTCGGTCATCTCGCCGGTGTCCTTATCCAGCAGGGCGTTCAGCTTGGTCATGCTGGTCACCGCGTCGTTGATGGCCGAAAATCCGGTCATGCTCACGCTGTCGTAGTTGCCGAATACCCTCTTGCTGTGGATGCTCTCCCCCGCCGTCCACAGCTCGCTTCCGCCGGTGTAGTTGCTCACCATGCTGTTGCTGAACTGGTACAAAAAGCTTCCGCCAAGGCTGGCAAGGGTCATATCCCCGTTTTCGTCCTGCAGGTCATCCCACCGGTGCAGAATAAACTTTACCAGTATCCCCAGCCCGGCGATCACCGCCGTCTGCACGCTCTGGCTGATGGCCGCATCCCAGAACCGCTTCAAAGCCTCCGCCCTGTCTGATTTCGCTTTTTCCGCAGCGGCCTTGCACTCCGCCAGCCGGGGCGCGTCGTTTTCGGCCTTTGCTTTCTCCAATGCCGCCTTTGCCTGGTCGTTCCGCTGCCACTGGGCCGCCAGATCCTCCACGGCACTTACCATGATCTGGGCGTTCTGCTGGCGCTGGGTGCTGAACATGCTCAGGGTCTTCAGCATCTGGTTCTTCGAGCGCTGCATTCCTGTCCGCTGCATCACGGTATAGTTGGGCTGTGTCCGCTCCACCACCCGCCGGAACTTACTCATCACGGCTTCCTGGTAAGCCTTGCTGCCGTCCTCCATCGTCTTGGTGGGCAGGTCTGCTTTCGTCAGGTCGTATTCGGCCAGGTTCTTTTGTACATAGTTCTCAGCCCCGTGGAACAGGCTGGCCACCGTCACCTTGTCCATCCAGCCAATGCTTCCGCCCGCAAAGTCTGCCAGAGCGTCCACGGCCCGGGTGCCGTACCGCAGCACCGCGTTCTGGCTGTTCCTGGCCACGTCGTGGGCGGTGCTGAACACGCCCTGTTCTTTCGCCGCGCTGCTCAGTTCCCCCCGGCTGCTGCCCCGCAAGCGGGTGGGCAGCAGGGAATCTCCAAAGCGGTAGGCCCGCTCAACGATGCTGTTCAGCTGGCTGGGCTTCAGGTTCATCACAAACTGCACGGCAGATGCACCGGTTCCGCCCCAGCCCAGCTCTGCCGCTGCCGTGGGCAGGCTTGCTGCCTGCAGCAAGGTCACGTTCAGGTTTCCCGTCAGCACGGCGGCAGCGGCATTGCCCCGCAGCACGCTGCTCAGGTGGTCAAACACCTCGCTGTCTCCCTTGCTCCCGCTCAGGTCGGCCATGGCCTTCTGTATGTACTTGCGTCCGGCCCGTCCCCAGCTCCGTTCAATGGCTCCGTATTGTGTCTCGCCGCCCTGCATACTGTTCAGCACCTTCTCGGCGTTCCGCAGCGGGATCGCCATGCCTGCAAACTGGGCGGCATTTTCTATGCTCTCGCTGGCCTGCTTCACCAGGCCCACCAAAGCCAGGGGCTTGGAGCTGTTCTGTCGGGTCTTCATGTAGCCCTCGCTGCCCACGCTCACGTCCCGGCGCACGCCCTCGTTCTGCTCCACAAGGGTGTTTCTGTCCACGTTCATGTGGATGTAGTTTTCCACCCGGGCACGCTTTACGCCGTACAGGGTCATGCTGGCCTCGTTGATGTACCCCTTTGTCAGCTTGCCCAGCTCCCGGAAATCGCTGATCCACAGGTCATCGTAAGCCGTCAGGTTCTTTTCGATCTCACCAAGGATGCTGGTGCGCAGCGTGTCCTCCCGCTTGCTGATCTCGTAGGCATTCAGCTTGCTGCCGTCCTTGTCGGTGGTCACCAGTTCGCCCAGCGTCACAGTCTCGGAGTATTGCTCTCCCAACCCGGCAAGGCCCTTGGTGGAAAAGCTCATGTCCGCAATGGTGGCCCCGCCGTACAAAAGGTGGTGCATGCCCTGCCTGTTCTGCAACTGTACCCACAGCTCGGTCATCACGTCATGGGTCACCAGCCAGGGCTTGCCGTCCCGGGTCTTTAGCCCGATGTCCACCAGATCGTGGGTAAAGTGGTAAAGCTCCTCGGCATGCTCCGGCCCGGTCACGTTAGAGAAAATGCGCTCACCCTCGGCTTTAATGCGTTCCTTTCGTGCCTGGCCCTCGTTCAGCTGCCGTCCCAGCTGCTCCATGCAGCCGCCGTGGTTGTAGCCGCCCAAACGCTCAAAGTTCCGTTCAATGTTCATGGTATTCAGCTTGTACACGCTGGTCACTTCCCGGAAGATCTTCCCAAATCGGGTATCCTTCCGCTGCTGGCGCACGCTCTTCAGCTCACCGGAAACACCCTCGGCAAAGTCGTCCACCATCACATCCTCTATGCTGCCCAGCATCACATTCTCGTTCTTTACAATAAACAACGTCTTTTCCAGGATCTCACTCAGTTCACGGGTCTGGTCTGCGGTCAGGGTGGCAAGGTTCCCGTCCTGGTAGGCCTTCAGGTCAGCGTTCAGTCGGGCAATGTAGGCCTTTTTCTCCGGGGTATCCTTTTTCAGCCACTTTTCGGCATTCTCGATCTCGCCCCGCAGCTTCTCCATCTCAATTTCCCGGGCCTCGTTCACATCGTTCAGCCAGTCGCTGATCTGCTCCAGCAGCCTGCTCTGCTGCCATTCCATGGCGGCACGGTCTCCCAACTTCACCTCCCGGTCAATGCCCCGGCTCAGGCCTTCCACAGCCTCCCGTATGCTCCCCCCTTCCGGCACCGGGCCGTATGTACCGTTCAATTCTGCCCTCAGCTGTGCCGCCGCCTTGCGGTTGCCAATGGCATCGTTGGCCAGAGCCGCCACGGGCCGAACCTTTTCCAGCAGGTATTCCGGCACATAGCTTTTTTCGTTGGGCTTTTCCAGCATCTGGGTCAGCTGGCTTGTCATCTTATTGATGTTCCGCCGGGTGGTGTCCATCTCCCGGGCATCCCGGGCCTTCTGCAATTGTTTTGCCGCCCGGTCTTTCGCTAGCCGGATGGTGGTGCTCACGCTTTCCCGCTGCTTCCTGGCAAAGGCTTCCGCCTTGTCTGCCCGGGCGTTAGCTTTGGCAGCTTCCAGCCGGAACGGGTCAGCCGCGCTTTCGGCAGCTTCTTTCAGCTCCTGTTCCCGCTTTGCTCGTTCCAGTTCCACCTTCGCCCTCGCTTCCAGCGCCTCCTGCTTTGCCTGCTTGCGCATCTCCTCCCACTGCTTCGTGAACTCCTGCCGGGCCTCGGCGTTCTGCTCGTTGGCCACCTCGGTGCTGTTCATGTACCGCAGCATGATCTGCATGGCAATGTCCTGCTTTGCCCCGTCCCAGTCCTCGCTGTAATCATTCTGCATCACCGGGCGGATGGTGTCATGGGCCGCTGCCATGGCTTCCAGCGCTTCCACAGCGCTGTTGGGCGTTTCGGTGGGGAACAGCCCCGCCCCCAGCTTCTGCAGCTCGGTAAAGTCTGCGTCCCAATGGCTGTGCACCCCTTCTTTGCTCTGGGTGATCTTCACGCCGCGCCGGGCCAGCTCCTTGCGTGCGTTGGCCCAGCTGCCCCAGTGGTACAAGATCTCGCTGTAGCCCTTCGATCCCTTTTCGATCACCATGCTCATCTGGTGCAGTTCCGGGTAGTGCTTCCACATTTCGTCGTTCTTATGGCTGCTCTTCTGCATCAGCTGTTCGGCAATGTCAGAGGCAAAGGTGTACACATCGTCCCAGCTCACGTCCTTATTCAGGGCAATGTAGTCGCTCAGGGCCCGCATTCGCTCTGTAAAGGTCTTGGCATCCAGCTTACTGCCCGTGTCGCTCAGCACGGCCCGCACAATGTCGGTAATGCTCTGGTCGGAGAGCCGCACCTTCCCGCCCAGCTCGCTCACCTGGCGCATCAGGTCGGTCTGCTTGTCCACGTCCCCCAGGGCGGCAGTGCGGGTGGCTTCTGCAGCGTCGCTGTCCACGTCCAGCTGGTATTTCGTCTGCGTCTCTATTTCTGTAAACGGCACACCTTCCATCTTGACGTTTTGCCCATGATAGGATATACTACCCATAGAACCATAGCGTTGCAGTTCGCTAGGCATTTGGAAGCCTAGTGTCCTAAGTAACGCTGTGGTTCTTTTTTTGTTTTCAGAGGTATACAGCACTTCGCTGTTCCGCACAAATCTCACAGGGTCGTTATCCTTGGTATAAGCACTGGTCGCCTTCTGCATATCCTGGATCACGATTCGGTTTTCTACTGGCTGAAGATCCAGCACGCACAGTACGGGTCTGCCATCCTGCGCTTTCACGCTTCCAAACAAAACCAGTCTGGTATTCTGTGAACCGGCACGCCCCTTATTCTGGCTGGAAAGCACCAGAATGGGGTCATCCAAAATTTCCGGAATGCGTTTGATCTCGTTCAACGTCATTTCCGGGTGTTGTTCTAGAATCAGGCTGATTTTATCGCCTTTCATGTAGATGTCATTTTCTCGTGCGCCCAGTCCCTGCAAAGCTTCCGCCGTGCTGCCCAGCACAAAGATTTCCCGGCTGTTTCGTCCGTCACGGTTCCACTCGTCAATGTCCTGTGCATAGCTCGGGTTAATGGAGTATTTTACCTCTGCGCTGCCCTGCTCCTTGGCTCCCCTATTAGGGGAGCTGGCGCTTTGCGCCTGAGAGGTTAATGCTTCCCGGTATTTGCTGCCTGCCTCGGCCTGGTGCTCAAAATAGAGTTCCTGCAGGTCTTTGAGCTGCTGCTCTGTCAGGCTCTTGGCGGCCTTGGCGGCAGCGTTGGTGGGCTCGTTCTTCAAAAAGCGGTTCACGTCAGCAAGCACGGTGTGCAGCAGTCTGTCGATCTTGTCCATCACCTTCCCGATCATCCCCCGGGCCTTGGCGTTCATCTTCGCTTCTGCCGCCTGCTGGCGCACGAAATTCCTAAAGCCGTCCGCCGTGCCGAACACGGTCTCCATGGCATCGGCGGTGATCTCTTCCAGCGCCTGGTTCCAGGTCATCTTCACGCCGCCGTCCTCATACCGGTCCAGATAGCTTTCCACCAGCTTCTCGGTGCTCTCCATGCCGTTCTGCTGCACAAGATAGGTCAGCAGCCGGTCCATCACGGCCTGACCAGTCTCCGGGCTCCACTCGTTCAGCATGTGGAAGGTCTCGTGCATCACGGTCTCGCTGCCCGCCTCACCGGAAAGGTACATTTCGCCCGCCGCAGCCTTGATAAAGCCCCTGGCGTTGTTCTGTAACCCCTCCACGGCCCGGTGGATGGCGGTGCCGCTGCTCTTTGCTCCCAGCTCAATAAAAGCGTCCATGGCATTGGTGCCCTTGCTCACGTTCCGGCCCTTGAAATAGGTGCCAGCGTCCGGGTTGACTGCTCCCTGTCCGCTGCCAATTTCGCTGGTTTTCCGGGCGTTGTAGGCTTCCGCCTCGCCCTGGCCGTAGGTGTAGGCAATGCGCAAGGCATTCTCGCCGGTCTTTCCCAGCGCCAGCACCTGCCGCACGGCACCGCCCAGGCTGTTCATGCCGCCGGTCAGGTTCACCGCCTGTTCAAAACTCTTCACGTCCTGGGTCACGCCCATCCGGTACAGGCTGTTGGCCGCCTGGGCATACACGGCAGCACCCACGCCCTGGGGCATGGCATCCACCACAGCCTGTGCCGCCTTTGTCGTCATCTGCGCCCGGTTCACCAGCTGCCGTGCGGCGGCTCTCTGCTCACCCCGGTTCCAGTCCGCCGTGTCCAGCTGTGCCGCATCCACCCGGTTCTCTACGTCCGCGTAACTGCTAAAGGCTTCTCCTTGAGGGGAAGCTGTCTGCGCAGCAGACGGATGAAGTGTATTCCCGTCCGCCGCTGTTTCCGCAGCACTTTCCACCGTTTCCACGCCGTTTTCCACACGGTTCCCGTTGACGCTGGCCCCGGCAGGTGCTATACTATTGTTGGAAGCTCCCGGTAGTCCTCTGTAGTCGGATTCAACAGATTCGATGTCAGTTCGCCGGGAATCTTCGTTTGCTTTCACAGACCTGTTGCCAGAAGCATCTGCTTCTGCGGTTTCTGTGGGAGCATTTATTTTTGTGGGCTGAATGTCAACCACATCATAGAATACTTCACGGCCGTCCTGTTTGATTGCCGTCAGAACATCCGCATTGTAGTCTTTGGCTCCGATGCGGATGTTTATTTTTCCGCGATTGAACGATTCCGCATTCTTGTGGTTTGCCGGTTCATTCTGAACATTGTCGGATGTAGAGATTACTTCGTCGAGATTGGGTGTCATCCGCAGTTTGTCCGCATAAGTATCTGTATTTGTGCGTTCCAAACCACGGCTATATTTTGAGCGCACAAATTCGCCCCGACCCTCACGGGTGTTATAAATTGTCTGCCCGCCGCGTTCAAAGTCATCCGGGAACAAATCACGGATAGCATCCCGCACCGTGTTCTTCCAGTTTTCTTCCGGCACGCCTTCTAAGAAGTCCCCGTCCACCTGAACAAACTTATTGCCGTCATCGTCCGTTTGAATAGAATATTTAACACTGTTGCCCTCAGCCGCAGGGCCCGCCGCTTTCAGGTCAGCAGAGCCTTTTTCAGTCCCATCAGACTCCACCGACATGCCAAGGGCCCCACTATTAGGGGGGCTGTCAGCGCTCACGCGCTGACTGAGGGGTTCCGGTTCCCGCGCCAGCTCCTCCCGGCGCTGGTGTTCCTTCAGCGCCTGCTCGTATTCGTCCTGAGCGGCATACCGCTCCACGTTGCCCCGCAGGCTGGAATCTCCCGCGTTCATCCTGGAAAGTCCTGTGCCCACAGCGCCGCCCAGTGCACCGGACGCGCCGCCGGAAAGGCCCGCTTCCAGTGCTGTAAGGAACGTATCCTTGTTGAACAGCGTCTTGGCCGCTTCCTGGTCGCCCATCACAGCGTCAATGGCTTTGTCGGCGTAGGTCTCCACAAAGGCCTGCATAGCATTGTCCGCACCGCCGGAAATGGCGTTGGCAATGGCCGGGTAGGCTTCCCGGAACGCCTGATTGCCCACCTGTCGGCGCACCCAGTCCGCAATGGTACCGGCCACCGTGTCCTTGGCGTAATCCGAGCCCATGGTCTTGGCAAGGTCGGCCACACCCACGCTGTTGATGGCCCATCCTGCGCCAAACTTTGCCGTTGCTTTCAAAATAGCTTTTTCCGGGCTCTCCCCCGCTTCGTCACTGGCAGCCATGCTGTCGCCTGCGCCGTGGGCACTCAGCACCGGCAGAACCAGCGCCGGGTTGATGGCACTCACGATCAGGTTCTCAGCCGCGCTGGAAGTAGCCCCGTGGAAGAACCTCCCCACATTGCTCTCGCCTGCCATAGCGTCCGCAGTCAGGTTTTCTCCGGCCTTGTGGGCATCCCGGCCCCACTCATACAACCCTTTCATGCGGTTGCTGTCGTCATCCGCCTTGTCGTAGAGCTCACCACTCCGGATTCGTTCGTGGGCTGTCCGGATGAGCTCCGGGTCACATCCTGCCGCTTCCAGCTGCTCGTCGGTGTAACGCCCGCTCTGAACACGCCGGATCATCTGCTCTTCGGCACTGGCCGTCAGGGCCGGGGACAGTGCGCCCGCGTACTGCCCGATCATGCCTTTGATATTTTCCTTTTTTCCCTCCAGATCGCTTTCCACACGCCGTCCGGCCCGTTCGCCAAGGCTCAGGTTATTGTACGCCTTCATGTAAAGCCGGGCCCGGTTGATTTCGTCCTGGGTGTAGCCCATCTTTTTCAAATCGCTGTCCATGTACCTGGTGTTTTCCGGCACCGGCATTATACCCATGCCGCCCGTGTCCGCTGCCAAGTAGTCCACGCCCGCCGGAAGGTCTGCTGCGCTTACAGCCCCGCGTGGCAGCGTGGGATCTGTCACCAGCCTCGCCAGCTCCCGGTTCCGCTCGGAAGCATCCTTCCAGTTGTTCACCGTGCTGTAAACGTCCATTCGGATACCGTTGTTCCGCTGTTCCCGCAGCTTCTGCACGGTGCTGGCATTCTGCTCCATCTTCTCCGCCGGGCTCACTGTCACCTTCTGCCGGTTCAGCTCGTCGCTCCGGCTGTCCATGGCATCCGCAAAGCCCAGGTTGTTCCTTGTCCGGTAATCCTCCAGCGCCGTGGAATATAGGTCGGTGCCCGTCTGCTGCTTCTGGGTTTGCAGTGCCGCACGTTTTTCGGCCATTTTTTCCGCCGTCCATGTATTGCTTTTATTGTCCGACACAGAGTTTCCCGTACTGCCAAGGGCCCCACTATCAGGGGGGCTGTCAGCGCTCTTGCGCTGACTGAGGGGTTCTGCCCCGCCAGCAGCGGCATTGGTTTTTTTCTGAAGTTTGGCCCGCTTCTGGGCCATCTGTTCTGCTGTCCATGCCATTTTTGTTCTCCTTACCATCCCATCGCATTCCAGACCTTGGCCGCCACGTCATCATTTATACCCATGTTGACCAGCCGGGCATAGATCGTATCCGAATCCACCCCTTCTGCACTCCACCCCTTTGCATAGCTCAGGGCGTTGCTGTACGGCATTCCGGTACTCTTACCCGTGCTCCCTCCCGTGGTTCCCCCGGGCAGGGCCCACTTGTTCGGATTCGCCAGCGGGGCGATCAGCCCGCTGCCAGTTCCGGTCGCTGCTGTTGTGCCCGTGTTACCGTCCGGCAGCATTCCGGCGCTGGCCAGAATGTTCGCATAGACGCTCTTGGTCGGGTCATCATCCTTCAGGCTCTGATACTTACCCAGCGCCGTCAGCAGTTGGCTGTTTGTCCACCCGCTTCCGCTCTTGCTGGAGCCGCCGGAACTTCTCGAACTTCCTCTGCTCTTCGTAGCTGCCGCCTTTGCCAGCTGGGTCGCCAGCTGACGTTTTGCAATGGTGCCATAGGAACCGGCTGCATTGCTGTCCAGCCCATACATCTTCAGCAGGTTGGCCGCTGCTTCCTGATTTCCGCTTGCCACCAGAGAAGCCGCGGTGCTCAGAACACCAGCCTGATCGTCCCGGGTCACCGGTGCGCCGGTGTAGTTGGCAAAAGCGTTTGCGTTCAGGCCGTACCGGTTCAGCACATCGCTGGCCGCATCCCCAGCGCCCTGGGTGTACAGGTTGAACGCCTGCTGGTAGGCGTTCAGGGCATCGCTCTGGTCGGTGCGGTTCTTGTTGTACTCCCACTGTTCCCGGGCAAAGTCATTTTCCCACTGCTGCTGTGTGTACCCCTTGTACCCATCGTAGGCCGTCAGGGCCGCCGAGCCGATGTTCTTTACCGTGTTCCAGAGGTTGTTCCAGTAATTGTCGTTCTCGTTCCGGGCCTGTTCGCTCTGGTTGGCAAGGAAATTCTGCCACGCCGTGTAGTTGGCAAAGTTGCTGCCGTAGGCACTGCGGTCCAGCGCCTCGGTGTTGGCCATGCCGGAAAGGGCACTCAGCAGGTCGTTCTGCTGGTTCTGGTATTCGCTCAGTGCCTGGCCTCTCAGGCCGGGTACCGCATTGTCAATGCCGCTCAGCGCCTGCTGCTGGCCCTGCTTTGCCACGCTGTCGGCGTAGCTGCTGCCATACCCGCCCGCCAGCATCGCCGCGTTGGCCTGGGCGTTCTCCGCGCTGGCGGCAGCATTGGCCTGGGCCTGGGCGCGGTACTGCTGGTAGGCTTTGCTGCCGGTGTCCCAGTCGAACCCGCTGCCGATCTGCCCGGTCAGGCTGTCCATTGCGTCCTTGTTCCGGCTCACATAGTCCGCCGGGTGGTTGGCATTCCATTCCCGCTCTTCCTGTTCCGCCTGGTTCTTTCTCCGTAAGGTATCAAATAACATAAAGTTCCCTTCTTTCTGCCCTCTGTCGCAGGGCCCGCCATTTTCCCGCAAAACAAAACTTCACTCGTCCACTGCAAACCTCATCGCCATGCCATGGGCCCCACACCGATCTTCAGATCCCGGTAAACGCTCTCGCCACCCACGGCAGCAGCTGTGCACCCACCTGCAAAACGTTCCCCCAGAAGCTGGTGTTGTTCGCATCCTTCTGCTGGTTGGCACTCACCGCATTGGCATACTCGGTCTGAGCACTGTTCAGCTGGCCATAGTAATTGTTCAGGCGGGTGTCGTAAGCACCCCGTGCCAGCTCTTCCTGCTGCCGCAAAGAGCTCAACCGGTTGCTCAGGTCACTCTTTTTGGTGGCATATTCGTTGTAAGCCTGGCTGTACAAGCTGTCTGCCACGTCCGAAAGCCCGTTCATGGTGCTCTGGTAAGCCGTCTGCCCGCTGGAAGTGCCCCAGCTGTTGCCGTAGCCGCCGCTGCGGGCCGAAGCGTTGGCGGCAGCGTTCTCACTGGCCAGCTCCGCACCCCGGGTGTACTGGTTCTTGTACTGCTGGTAAGCTGCGTCCTTGGTGTAGTCGTAGGAAAAGCCGTCCTGGTTCATCTTGTCCAGCTGGCTCTGCGTGCCGCTGATCTGGCTGCCGTACTCGCTCTGATACTCTCCGGGCTTCTGTCCTTTGATGTAATCCAGATTGTTCTTTGCCGTGGCCACCCGGTCGTTGCTCTGGGCGTACTGGTAGCTGTTGGAATCGTTCTTTCTGGTTCCAAACACGCCGGTGCCCGCATTCTTTTCGCTGTTGCCGGTAATGCTGTCATACACATCCCCTACCATCAGCCCCACATTGTGGCCCGGAATCAGGTACTCCCACCACTGTCCTCTTGCCATCTTCTCACTGTCTCCTTTCGTCTTCGCATTCCTCTAAGCAGGGCTCCACCTTCGGGGGAGCTGCAAGCAACTGCACCGCAGGTGCATTGCGCGCTGAGAGGGTTACTCCACCTTCAGCCCCATGGCCACCAGCTTGTCCCGCATGGTGTCGCTGAAGTTCGTCTCGTCCAGGTTCTGCATCATGTACATCATCTGGTCCCGCAGC